TACACTACCAACAGCAACAGCAGGTTTATTAATCTATGTTTCTGATGCAACAGGAGCTTCTTTAACAGGTTCTCTTTGTTTCGGTAATGGTACAAACTTTGTGGACGTAACTACTGGCGCAGCAGTAGCGTAAGGAGTAAGTTATGATTAACTATAGATCAGCTAAAGTAACAGCAACAGGTAATGTGGGATCAGGTCCTGCAAGACTGATAGCTATTCATGCTATCTGTGGTGCATCTGCTGGAAGTATTGTTTTGAAGGACGGAAGTGGAGGATCGACTAAATTAGATATAGATACTCCTGCTTCAGCAACAGCAGTAATTGAAACTTACATCGGTGATACAGGTATGAGATTTGAAAACGTGATTCATGCTACATTAACTAATGTGACTTCACTAACTTGCATCTTCGGATAATGGCAGACAAACAGCCACCAAAAACTAAAAAATATTTCCGCTCCACTAAATCTGGGGCGGGAATGACTAAAGCAGGCGTTAAACGCTACCGATCAGAGAACCCTGGTTCAAAATTAAAGACAGCAGTCACAGGTAAAGTAAAGAAAGGTAGTAAAGCTGCGAAACGTAGAAAATCTTACTGTGCTAGATCTGCTGGTCAAATGAAACAATTCCCTAAAGCAGCTAAAGATCCTAATTCAAGATTACGACAAGCAAGAAAAAGATGGAGATGCTAGGTGAAACTACTTATAACAATTCTTTTTTTCTTTACATTAGTAGCTACAATAACTGATGTAAAAGCTGAGACGAACACCGTGTCAAGCACGGTTGTAACCAATTCAACACCCCCTACAGCAAATGCTCCAACTATCATGAATAATAATAGTGATATATGCAAACTTGGAATTGGAGCTAGCGTACAAAATAATGTTTTAGGATTAGCTTCAGGCTATGTCGTTACAGACGAATTTTGTGAGACTCTTCGTGCTAGTCGTGCTATGTACCAATATGGCATGAAAGTTGCGGCGGTGGCATTATTATGTCAAGATCCTCGTGTCTGGGATAGCATGCTCGATGCAGGGACCCCGTGTCCTGCTGAAGGACTTATCGGTACGGAGGCTGCTAATTACTGGAAAGAAAATCCTAGTAAAATTCCTGTAGGATCTAAATTTAGAGATGATTACACCATAGTTGTAAAAGATGAAACACAACAAGGAGACTTTGATGCTCTTAAGAATTTTGGTCTTATGGCTCTCACTTTATTCCTTATCCTCTAAAGCTGATACGTGCTTACCTAACACCGAAGGTCTTTGCACTCCAGAGATAATTATTACAGAAGAATCTGTCGTTGTTAAAACAGAAGAAGACAAAGGCACAGAAATAATCTTTACTGAAACTACTACCAAAACAACAACCACCACTACTATTACGAATGAAGATTCAGGAGACATTCTTGATGGATCTAATGGATATGTTCCTACAAGTAAAGAAGGAGATATGGATAGTGACTGGGGAGGTCAAGGACCTGCTTCAATACCAAGTGGTTCCTCTTGTTATGGATTAGGAACAGATAAATGTGCTGAGATTACAGGCAGTGGTAATAATACATCTAATATGGGTGTTACAGGAATGGGCACAACTTTTATTCAAACAGTTGACATTTCTTCTTTAAGTATAGATAACGGTGGTGAAGTTAAATATTCCATAGAGGTTGATAAACAAGATGCTCAAGATCGAATCTACATGCACATTACAGGAACTAATGGAGGGACTACAGTCTTTTCAGGAACTGATATTTTGTCTGAAACTGGCGTATCAACAGGATATCAATCATACGATGGCTCTTTCAATTTCAGTGGCGTTTTAAAAAGATTAACTATCGAAATCGGTGGACGTAATATCAATCTTGCCGTGGGACCTGTTTTTGATGATATAACTGTCAATGTATTCTACAACGTCATCAATACAATCATAGAACAACAAATCACCTCAGTAGAAGAAATTGTCTATCTCAATATTTTTGATTCTGTAGAAATTGAATTTGCTACAGAAGTAATTGAATTTAATGATGTCGTTGTTGATGATGCGGGAGAGATTAAATTTGAACCTATCGAACCACAACAAGAAGAAGTTTCCTATGAAACCGTTGAGGTAGAAATACAAGAAATACAAACAGATTTTGAAATAGATATACCAGAACCTGAAATCAATATGGCAGAGATGGAAATGGAGATGGAAATTGAACTTGAAATTGAAGCAGAGTTAGAAGAAACAATTGAAGTAGCAAGTGTTGAAGAACCTGTAGAGGAACCCGTAGAAAAGCCTGTGGAAGAAACTACGGAAGAAGTTCCTGTAGAAAGTGAAAGCACTCCCGAACCTGTAGAAGAAAAACCAGAAGAAGTTGAGGAACCAGAAGAAAAACCTGCAAATGAACCTTCAGCAAAAGAAAAAGCAGCTACAAAAATAGTCAAGGATATTGATGATAAAGAGCGTTATGACGACACTGCTCAAACAAAAACATTACTTGTAATGCAAATATTAGGAGATACAAAAACCTTCTTTACACCCACTCAAAGCTTTACAGAAGTTGATGTAGGTGAGTATTTAAACAAGACATTAGAAGATCAGTATGGTATCTTTTTTGACATGGCACAGGAAAATACAATTCAGGAGATGATAAATGGCCAGTATTGAGTATCAGGGAATTAAGTTTTCTGGAGGAAAATTCTTTATTATCTTATCCTTATTAGGTGCAATCATCGGTGGTGGTTGGACAGTATATAAGTTCTATGATGATTATTTGGATATGAAAGCCAAGATAGAAGAATATACAGCTCCCGATCTATCTAAATATGATGAAGAAATAGCGGTTTTAAAATCAGAACTAGATATAATCAGTGATGTGGCACGTGATATGCGTTCAGATATGAAGGCTGATTTACGTCAACAAGCTAATGATATTCGACACATAACCGAAATTGTAAATGACGTGGAAGATAGACAAAAAGAAGATACAAGAGAAGTATTTGATGAACTCAAGCTCATTGAAGAAAGCCTTGACTTACAAATCAATAAGGCTTTAAATAACCCTTTAAGCAATATGAGTGCTAAAACAAAATAGGAGTATATTATGTGTGAATGCTGCGAAGATTACAGTTGTATATGTAAAAAATGAAAATAGATATTAGAACAGCTCTGCCCTATTTAGTCCTTGCCGGGACCGTTCTCATGACGTGGGGTATGTGGTCGGAAAGAATTCAAGCCGTTGAATTCAAGGCAGATAGAGTTACAGAAATGCAACAAGACATTGCTGTTATTAAGATTCAAATTGCAACAATGCAACAAGACATAGAGGAGATTAAAGATATTTTAAGAGATTAATGAATATCACTAGATGCGATAAATGTGGTTGTTGGTGTCACTGCCAAGAAACTTGTATTTATTGCGAATGTGCAGGATGTGAACATGGCAATCAGCAGAGCTCAGATGAGACAACAGATAACAAAACCAGGAAGGAGTAAAAAGAAAAATGGCAAAATTGTGCGCAAAAGGAAAAGCCGCAGCAAAGCGTAAATTCGACGTTTACCCTAGTGCATATGCAAATATGTATGCTAGTGCTGTATGCTCAGGAAAAGTAACTCCTGGTGGAAAGAAAAATAAAAAGGCTGATGGAGGTATGATTAATCAAGTATCCCAAGAAAGAAAAAAAGTTTCAAATTACAATCAAGGTGGAATCGCAAAAGGTTGTGGAGGGATTATGACTAAAAGAAGAAAGGTCACAAAGAAACTTTAATGGGACTTCGTAAATGGGTAGATGAGAAATGGGTAGATATAGGTGCCCCAAAGAAAGATGGTAAGTATCAGCCTTGTGGTAGAAAATCTACGAAAGGTTCAAAAAGAAAATATCCTAAATGTGTTCCTCTAGCAAAAGCTAGAAGTATGAGTACATCTCAAAAAGCATCAGCGGTGCGCAGAAAGCGTGCAGCTGGCAATCCAGGTGGTAAACCTACAAACGTAAAAACAATTGTCTCGAAAAAAACAAGCAGAAAAAATTAAACTTGATGTAATTAATTGGTCTAAGACTGTCTTAGAACCAATAAATAAACACATAGGATTTCCCGCATGTCCCTTTGCAGCTAAGTGGAGAAAAGATAATAAAGTACGAATAGAGGTTCGTATGGATAAATCTAAGTATGAAAAACAATTAACTGATGTCATTAAGTCTTGGAATAAAAAACAACACGATATTATTATCTATTGTGATCCTTTTTTCGAACAATACACTCCTGAACAATTTCAAGATAAAATAGATTTTTACAATAAAACCTACAATAGACGAGATGTTTATTTTATGGGCTTTCATCCTGAAACTCCTGCTGACCCAAAGGAACAGGAGTTTTTATGTGATCCTACAGAGGAGCCTGTAGAACATGGAGATTTACAATATTCTATGATGTTAATACAAAAGTTTAAACAGTTGTATGATGCGAGTTGCAAACTACATAAGATAGGCTATTATGAGAAATGGCCTAAAGACTACTATGAAGAAGTAGTGGCTGAAAGGCAACGTACGTACGAACAACTAAATAAAAAGAGGTAATTACCATGATGAAGAAAAAGCAAGTAATCAAAAAAAGAGGCGGAGGCATGATGAAGAAACAAGTCATGAAGAAGCGAGGCGGCGGAATGGCTATCATGAAGAAGCGTGGTGGCGGAATGATGAAGAAAAAGTAATTTAGTATGGCTACTTCAGGTACAACAAATTTTGATTTGAATATTGATGACGTCATAGAAGAATCTTTTGAAAGAATTGGTAAACAAACAAGAACAGGTTATGATTTAAAATCAGCTAGAAGAAGTTTAAATCTTCTATTGTCTGAATGGGGCAATAGAGGAGTTCATCTTTGGAAAGTAACAAATCATACTCAAAACTTGGTAGCCGATACTACAACATATACTGCTCCATCTAATTGTAGTGATGTCTTAGAAGCAGTTTTCAGAAATGGTAGCACAGATACTACCATGACAAAAATTTCAAGATCAGAGTATCAAGCTATTCCTAATAAGAGCTCTACAGGGACACCTTCACAATATTATGTAAGAAGAAATTTATCTAATGTAGAAATTAACCTTTATCTCACACCTAATACAACCGATACTCAAATTAATTATTATTATGTAGCTAGGATTGAAGACGCAGGTAAATACACCAATACCCCAGATGCTCCTTATAGGTTTTTACCTTGTATGGTTTCAGGGTTGTCTTTCTATCTCGCTCAAAAACATAGCCCAGGTAGAGTTCAAGAAATGAAATTATATTACGAAGATGAATTACAAAGAGCATTAACAGAGGACGGCCAAAGAACTTCTGTTCATCTTGTGCCACAAAATTATTTTAGGACTTAATCATGGCTTTCGCAGTTGGAAAATATTCACAAGCTATTTGTGATAGATGCGGACAACAATATGATTATTTAGATTTACGAAAAGAATGGAATGGATTATCTGTTTGTCCTGAGTGTTACGAACCGAAGCATCCTCAATTAGATCCTCCTTATCACGCACCTGATGCTGAAGCTTTAAAAAATCCAAGACCAGATGTTCCTCAAGCAGTTGTTGTATTTGTAGGGGCTCCAGGAGATAGTAGTTTTGAGTCCAATGGTATGCAACCTTCACCAGAAATCAGGAAGTTGCTAATTGCTACGAAACTTGGTAATGTAACTGTGAGCACATCATGAATTATTCTGAACTTGTATCCAATGTAAGAGACTATGCTGAAGTAGGATCAGAGGTTTTAACTGATTCTCTTATCAATACATTCATTGTAAATGTAGAAAATAAAATTCAAAGAGAATTAGATTTAGATGCTTTTAGAAAATTTCAATTCTCTAGTTTTACCATAGGCAGTCCTTTTATTACAGTGCCTCCTGATTTTGCTTTCGAGCGAGGAGTTCAAATAAAAGATCAAATTACTAATGATAGAACATGGCTAGATCAAAGAGATACAACATTTATTGATGAATATAATGTCGATAGATCAGATACAGGTACACCCAAATACTATGCTAACTGGGATAATAATACTCTGATTGTAGCTCCTACTCCTGATGCAGCTTACGAAATAGAATTATGGTATAACAAAACACCCGACAGATTATCTAGCACAAATACAACTACTTGGTTATCAACCAACGCACCAGAAGTTTTAATTTATGGTACAGTTGTTGAGGCTTTTTCCTACTTGAAAAATCCTCCATATGTGCAATTATACGATCAAAAGTATGCTCAAGCGATGCAATTTTTAGCACAAACACAAATGGGCAGAAAACGAAGAGATGAATACGCAGATGGGGTCCTCCGTATTCCTCTAAAATCAGTAGATCCCGGAGGTAAGTAAAGATGGCCATTACACAAGCAGTCTGCGATAGTTTTAAAGTAGAATTATTGGAAGGCGAACACGATTTTCGTGCATCTGGTGGAGACGCTTTCAAACTTGCTTTGTATACAGACTCTGCAACCCTAAGCAATACTACTACTGCATATATTACAGGTAACGAAGTAGGTGCTTCAGGTACCTATGCTGCAGGTGGTGGAGCATTAACTAATTCAGGTGCCGCAGGATCTGGTGCAACAGCATTTATTGATTTCAGTGATTTAAGTTTTACAAGTGCAACAATCTCAGCACAAGCTGCCGTAATTTATAATTCAAACAATTCTGCAACAACTAATACAAATGCAGCAGTTATGGTTCTAGATTTCGGTGCAGTGAAGACTTCTACATCAGGTACATTTACAATTCAGTTCCCAACAGCAGATTCATCTAACGCTATATTAAGAATATCTTAATATAATCATTTAGCTTTTGTTGTAGTTGGGCTAAGATACAGTTATGTTTTTTGGAACTACAACCTTTGCTGAAGATTCGTTTAGTGCTCAAGGTAGTAAGAACGCTACCGTTGCTCTTTCTGGAGAAGCATTAAATACTGCTGTTGGAACAGCTACTATATCTGGTAGTGCTGTTGTTACACTTACAGGACAATCCCTCAGTACAGCTATAGGTAATGAAACCGTTAGTGCGGATGCTAACGTTACAGTTACTGGACAAGCTTTATCTAGTGCTCAAGGTTCCGTTGCAATTGGAGCAGGAGTCACTGCTTTCCCAACAGGTGAATCTCTAACTTCAACAGAAGGAGATGTCACTGTCTTCTTACCTGACATTACGGTTTTCCCAACAGGTGAATCTACGTCATTTGCAATTGGTCCTTATTCTATTTCCGCAGGTGGTCAGACGACCATTGTCGTTGGAGCAGAAGCTCTTATTGAAACAACTATTGGTGATTCTGTTGTTACAGGATCTGCCGTTGTCTCTGTTACAGGGCAAGCTATATCTACAGCAATCGGTGATGAAACAGTTTCCGCTGACGCTAATGTTCCTGTCACAGGAATAGCATTAACCTCAACTCAAGGAGATGTTGTTGCCTTTACCAATGTTGATGTTGATGTTACAGGACAAAGTTTAACCACTGCGATTGGTGATGAAAATGTCACTGGATCAGCATTAGTTACGCCTACAGGAATAGCTCTGTCCGTTGTCCAAGGTCAGGCTGAAGGTCAAGCAGGAGCCGATGTCCCTGTTACAGGACAAGCGATTAGTTCTACTCAAGGCAGTGTCACCGCAACAGCTTCCGCTTTAGTCACTCCAACAGGTATTGAATTATCCGTTGCTCAAACAGGTGTCGGTGTTATCGCATGGTCTCCTGTGATACCGGGAGTCAATAATGCATGGACTCCTGTAGATGACAGTAATACAAATACATGGACAGATGTCGATGATTCTGCTAATAATATATGGACAGATGTCGATGACAGAGAGGTCGCATAATGGCTTTTAGTATTAATGATCGTGTAAAAGAAACAACTACAACAACAGGAACAGGTACCCTCGATTTAGCAGGGGCAGTAGAAGGTTTTGAAACTTTTGTTGCGGGTATTGGAACAACCAATACAACCTTTTATGCTATCTTTGCAGGCACACAATTTGAAGTAGGCGTGGGTACAGTCACCGATGCTACACCCGATACATTATCAAGAACAACCGTTATCTCTTCCTCCAACTCAGACAACTTAGTAGATTTTGCTGCAGGAGAAAAGACAGTTATTTGTACTCTCCCTGCATCTCGTACACCCTCTGCTGCGATGACAGCTCAAAATTTTATCAGTACCCATGATACAACAATTACAGAGGATCAAACAATAGCATCAGGAGTTCTCGCAGGTCCTGTCGCCATATCAGGAAACGTTTCTGTCACAGGAACATTAGTAGTCATTTAATGAGTAAATTAGAAGTAAATAAAATTGATCCACAAACAGGAACAGATTTAGAATTAGGTTCTTCAGGTGATACAATCACTATACCTTCAGGTGCTACTTTAGATGCTTCTAACGCAACAACAAGTTTACCTACAACCGTGGTTACTACTACAGGAACACAGACTTTAACAAATAAAACGGTAGCTGCGGGATCAAACACTATTACAGGATTGACCAATACAAATTTATCAGGTTCTGCTGCAATTACGAATGCTAATTTAGATAATTCATCTATTACCTTAAACGGCACCGCTGTTTCTTTAGGTGGTAGTGCAACAATATCAGCAGGTACTGATTGGCAGGCAGTTAAAACATCAAACTTTACTGCTGTAGCAGGTGAAGGATATTTTGTAGATACATCAAGTGCTGCTATTACATTGACACTACCCGCTTCACCTTCTTTAGGAGATGAAGTTTCATTTAAAGATTATGCTAATACATTTGATACAAACAATTTAACCATTGGTAGAAACTCAGAAAACATTGAAGGAGATGCTGCCGATCTAACAGTCGCTGTTGAAGGTTCAGGTAATACTTTGGTATACGTGGATGCTACAAAAGGTTGGCTACTAAGGAATAAATAGAGGAGATTAATATGGCAAATAAAAATTATCAATATTGTGTGGCAGAAAACTGGGGTAAAGGATTTATTGAACACAGTGAATCAACTAAAATTACTTTTAGAGGATATCCCGGTAATGTTTGGCAAGTTCCTGCAAACAATAAATTTGCTAATCTTTGGATTAATAAAGTTTTAGGTGTTGTTAAAACACATACTGAAGCTCAGGCAATTGTCGATGCTATTATTACACAAGCTCAATCTGATTGGGACGGAGATAATGTTGACGGCGAAACAGCAGATGAGAAAAATCTTAGACTTGGTGAAAGACCTACTGATATAACATTAGAGGTATAGGATGGCCACCTATAAAGAAATAAACGGAGGTTCTGTACAGAACTTCTCAACAAATCCAAGCAATCCTATCGATGGACAAGTTTGGTATAATGAAACTGACAACAAATTAAAATTTTTAGCCACAGTAACAGTATCAGACGCATGGGCAACAGCCTCTGCTATGAATACTGCTAAAAGACAACAGGCTGGTGCTGGTGCAACATATACAGCAGCTTTAGCTTTTGGAGGAGAAACGCCAGGAGCTAGTAATTCAGCTTTAGCTGAAAATTGGAATGGCAGTAGTTGGACAGAAGTTGGTGATTTAAATAATGCTAGACGTAACATAGCGGGACTTGGAACTAATACAGCAGCTTTGGGGTTTGGTGGTATTATTTCTGTCGATGTGGCAAACGTAGAGACTTGGAATGGATCTAGTTGGACAGAAGTAAGTGACCTGAACACGGCAAGAAATGCGCCCGCAGGTTCTGGAACTAATACAGCAGGACTGGCGTTTGGTGGAAATAATCCTCCTGGAAGAGAAGCAGTAACAGAGTCTTGGAATGGTAGCAGTTGGACTGAATTAAATGATCTTAATACAGCGAGATTGGGTTTAGGTGGAGCAGGAACTCAAACTGCAGCTTTAGGGTTTGGGGGAAATAATTCTGACTCCACCCCAGTGGCCCTAACAGAATCTTGGAATGGAACAAGCTGGACAGAAGTTAACGATCTTAACACGGCAAGATATATTATAGGGGGAACAAGTCCTGATCAATCAACAGCATTTGCTTTTGGTGGAAATAATCCTTCTGGTAATATTGGAAATTCAGAATCTTGGAATGGAACGAGTTGGACAGAAGTAAGTGACCTGAACACGGCAAGACAAGCTAATGCTGGAGGTGCTGGATTAAACACAGCAGCTTTAGCTTTTGGTGGAAGCACAGGAAGTGCAAGTAATGCAACAGAAGAATTTACAGGTGCTGGAACATCACCTGTAACAAAAACGGTAACAACAACATAATCATGGCAACTTACAAACAAATAGTCGGTGGTAAAATTGAAAATTACACAACAGATCCAAGCAATCCTATCGTTGGACAAGTTTGGTATAACACAACAACTTATGAATTAAAAATTGCTTCAGTATCTTCAGTAGGTGCGTGGGCAACAGGTGGTAGTTTAAATTTAGCTAGATTCGGTTTAGGTGGTGCAGGAACACAAACAGCAGCATTAGCTTTTGCCGGACTCGATCCTAGCTTTTATTATGGTGAAACAGAAGCTTATAATGGTTCTAGCTGGACAGAAGTGAATGATGTAAATCAAGACAGAGCTGACGTAGGATCAAACGGAACACAAACTTCAGCTTTACTTTATGGTGGTAGAAAATCTCCTGGAGGAGTTCAAACCACTGAAAACGAATCTTGGAATGGCACTAGTTGGACAGAAGTTGGTGATCTTAATACAGCAAGGCAAAGTTTAGCGGGCGCTGGAGCTGACAATACGTCTGCTCTTGCTTTTGGTGGTTTTAGTCCATCAGGTCCTACTAGTGGCTCATGGGGTGTTACAGAATCATGGAACGGTTCAAGCTGGACAGAGGTAAGCGATCTTAATCAAGTAAGAAATGATTTAGCAGGAGTAGGAATTAATACAGCAGCTTTGGCTGTTGGAGGACTTGTAGGAGGAGTGCCAGCGGGTAATGCAAATACAGAATCATGGAACGGATCTTCTTGGACAGAATTAAGTGATTTAAATACAGGTAGACGAGATTTAGCAGGAGCAGGATTATACACGGCAGCTTTAGTTTTTGGAGGGCAAGCTGGTTTCGGTGGTCCATTAGTAGCTAACACGGAATCATGGAATGGCTCTTCTTGGACAGAAATCAACGATCTTAGTACAGCGACACAAGATCCCGCAGGAGCAGGAATACAAACAGCAGCTTTATCTTTTGGTGGTAGAACTCCTACTGCTACAGCAGCAACAGAAGAGTTTTCCTCACCAGTAACAGTTACAGAAACGGTATCATTATCATGACAGAATATAAAGAAATACACGGTACGAAAGTTCAAAACTTTTCATCAGACCCTTCTAATCCTATTGAAGGACAGGTTTGGTATAACACAACAAGCAATACATTAAAAATTAGAGTTCAAGAACTAGTAGCAGATGCGTGGGCAACAGGCGGTAATTTAAATACAGCAAGATCATTTATTGGATCGGCTATTGGTGGAACTCAAAATGCTTCTTTAGGATTTGCAGGCGCATCTCCACCAACTTCTGCCGTAACAGAATCATACAATGGTTCCTCTTGGACGGAAGTGAATGATTTAAACACTTCAAAAGAGGCATTAGCTGGAGCAGGAAATCAAACTGCGGCATTAGCTTTTGGTGGAAATGCTGATCCATCTCCTAATCCGCAAGTTGATACAGAATCTTGGAATGGATCAAGTTGGACAGAAGTGAACAACATGAGCACAGGTAGACGATTTTTAGGAGGTGCAGGCACACAAACTGCGGCATTAGCTTTTGCTGGTGCTGGAGCACCAGCTAATCCTAATTATCTAGCCGTAACAGAATCTTGGAATGGAACGAGTTGGACAGAAGTGAATGATCTTAACACATCAAGACAAAGACCAGCGGGCATAGGTACTTCAAACACACAAGCATTATGTGTTGGTGGTTTTAAAGACCCTGGCACCGTTCCCTCTGGTAAAGAGGCTTTAACAGAATCTTGGAATGGAACAAGTTGGACAGAAGTTGCTGACTTAAATTCAGCAAGACATGATCCAGGGGGATCTGGAACAGATACCGCAGGTTTAGTTTTTGGAGGAGACGTTATAGCGCCAGGTGTTGGAGGAGTTACAGAATCTTGGAATGGATCAAGTTGGACAGAAGTTGCTGACTTATCTACAGCAAGATCAGGTGTTGGAGGCTCTGGAACAAATACTTTAGCATTAGCTTTTGGTGGTGGAACCCCAACCATAACAGCAGCAACAGAAGAATTTACAGGTGCTGGAACATCACCTGTAACAAAAACAATAGACACTGATTAATTTTTTGTTATTTGCAACAATTCATAATATGTTGTATAATTCTAAGAAAGAGAAATGAAAAAAGAAAATTTAAAGATCCTTATTGAAAAGGAAAGTGAAAATCTTAACAATCTTTTAGATCCAAGCGATTTACAAACTTTCAAATCAATGACTTCCGAGTTAAGAGATACTTGGACAAAAAAACAAATGTTTCGCACAGAAACAGAAGCACGTTTTTCTGTTCTTCAAGATAATCGTTACCCTACAAGAGCAGCAAAATATTGGCAATGTGTTAGAGAACAATCAAGTTACTTAGATAATTTAATGTCTCTATCTTTTGAATATAGACGCAACCAAGCAAAGATTGATAAAATAGAAGAAGATTTAAAAACCGAAAAAGACAAACATGAAATCACTACATTGCAAATAGATTTAGATGAGTGTCGTTATCAAAAAGCTTCTATGGAAAAAACAGGATATCATCGAATGAGAGAAATTAAGATGTGGTCCAAACTAAAAGAAGAATTTAATGACGGGTCTTTCAATGATCAAGATGTCAACGAACATCAACTAGAATCTTATGGCAGGCAATATGCTGAAAAGGCAAAACAACTATCAGAAAATTCATCAGATGCAGATAAGTTTAATGTACTTGGTCAATTACAGTCCTTGCAACGAATTAAAAAATCAGGTGAATTAGAAAATAAAAAAGAAGAAGAAAAACAAATACCTTCAAAGTGAAATTTGAATCAATACATTTAGGACAAACGATAATAAAATATCAAGTTCCTTACGACATTTTTTTAATGTTGAATGCTATCTATGAAAACGAATTTAAAAATCTCCCCTCAGCGAACGAAACTTTAATTGGTAAAATACAAAAAGAACATTCTATTTATTATAATGGTAAAGATGAATCAAAAGTTAAAAAACATAATTTCATACCAATAGATATTCTTCAATGGTTTGAACAAGTTTATCATCATTATTTAAACTTTAATAAAATTCATAAATATCATTTACATATTAATTCTATATGGGTTAATGAAATGAAAGAACACGAATATAACCCTGCTCATATACATAGAGGTACTTTGTTTACGGGACTTTCTAGTGTCATGATATTAGGATTACCAAATACCTATGGTGAAGAATATTCTTCTTCCAATACACCTCAAAACGGAAGATTACAAATACTAGGTTCAGCGTCAGGACAGTTTGCAAAAGTTGACTATCAACCTCCTATGAATCTCAGAGATTTTTACGTATTTCCTTATGATATGCGTCATTGTGTTTACCCTTTTAATGGCACAAATCAAACAAGACGAACACTCGCTGCAAATTGCGATGTGGAATATAACCCTATTACAACAAGAGGAGCCTAATAATGAATAAAGATAATAGATTTTTTAATCAACCTAGAATAATTACAGAGCCACGTTGGAAGTCGTTTGTTGTAGAAACAACAAAACCTGTTTTTACACCAGAACAATGTCAACAAATAATTAATACAGGTCGTTCTATGCCCGTACAAAAAGGACAAGTAGGTAATGGTAAAAGTGGAGAGGTAGACGCTAAAACAAGAACAAGTCATATCTCATGGATTCCCTTTGGAGCATTAGAGCCTATGTATCGTCAATTAGAAAAAACAATGCATCAAACTAATCAAAATCATTTTGGGTTTGATGGAATGCAGTTAACAGAACCAGCTCAATATACAGAATACCCTGAAGGTGGTTATTATCAATGGCATCAAGATAGTGATATTGATTGTAAAAATGAACCTCCTGTTAGAAAAATATCTATGACATTATTACTATCTCATGAAAGTGAGTTTGAAGGTGGTGAACTAGAGTTAGTTGCTCCCGGTAAGAAAGCCCCTATTAAACAAGGTCATGCTATTTTCTTTGCTTCTTTTATCAGTCATCGAGTAGCTCCTGTAACAAAGGGTGTAAGAAAATCATTAGTTGTTTGGTTTGGAGGACCTTCTTTCAGATGATTCAAGAATTACATTTTCCAACACCTATTTATATTTTTGATCACAATGATCCGTCTTTAAATGAACAACTAGAAAAAGATATATTAAATTGGATGCAACAAGATAGTGGTGTTACAAAGACCAATGTTAAAGGGTGGCACTCTACAACTGATATGCATACAAAGCCAGAATACAAAAGACTTGTTGATGGTTTATTTGAGGCACAGCACAAAATCTATCAAGAAGAACACCTAGCTAGTGAGCCTTTCTTAGGAGGTATGTGGGCCAATGTAAATCCTCCCGGAGGTATGAACCGTGCTCATATGCATCCGAATTCTTTATGGTCGGGTGTTTATTATGTGAAAGCTCCAAAGAATTGTGGACATTTAAGAATAGACGATCCTCGATCCGTAGCAGCTATATCAAGACCTGTTATGAAAGAAGGAAAAACCCCTGCAAGATTATGGAGAGAAAATCAATATGAACCTATTGCGGGTAGATTGATTATGTTTCCTTCGTGGTTAATGCATTGTGTTGATCCCAATGAATCTAATGATACTCGAATATCAGTATCATTTAATTTTTTACAAAAACAATTAATGGTGTAAGGAGATACTATGTTTAATCAAAATAAATATCAAGTTATCAAGAACGCTATATCCTATGAGTTAGCAAATTTTGTTTTTAATTATCAATTACTTAGAAGAGATGCTGTTCAATACATGTATCAAAATAATCTGACCGCTGACAACGGACATTATGGAACATGGAGAGACTCTCAGGTACCTAACGTTTATTCAGAGTATGGTAATGATGTCATGGAAACGTTAATGGTCAAAGTGCTACCTATTATGAAAGAACAAACAGGACTCGACCTAGTACCCACATACGCCTATACAAGAGTTTATGAGAATGGGGCTATTTTAAAAAGACATAAAGATAGAGCTAGCTGTGAAATATCTGCTACTCTAAATCTTGGTGGCGACCCTTGGCCTATCTTTGTAGACCCAACAGGAACCAATAATGTTATTAATGAACAAGAAAACATAATGAAACCAGATGCCCCAAAAGGAGTTAAAGTTGATCTAGAACCTGGTGATATGTTAGTATATTCTGGTTGTGAATTAGAGCATTGGCGAGAGACTTTTGAGGGTAGTTTATGTGGACAGGTATTTTTACATTATAATCATATAAATGGACAATTTGCTGAGAAAAACAAATATGACGGCAGACCTATGTTAGGTTTACCTTCTTGGTGTAAGAACAATTAAATCTTTAAGCTATAGTTAAAAAATGATAGCATACTAGCGTTTTAAAAATATTTAACCAAAATGGCTAGTGAAATAAAAGTAGATACAATCTTACCTAAAACAACGAATACGTTGACATTAGGTAATTCCAATACGACAGTAGCTCTTACAGGAACTATTGATGGTAGTGATCTATCAAACATGAACGCTTCCAATCTTGCTAGTGGCACACTACCTGACGCACGATTCCCTGCCGCTTTACCCGCTATTGACGGATCTGCTCTCACAGGTATTGAAACAGGAACTGATTGGCAATCAACGATTGTTACAGGAGCGACATTAACAGCGCTCGCTGGTAAAGGCTATTGGATTGATACAACCTCTAATCAATGCACTGTAACTTTGCCTGCATCTCCAAGTGTAGGTGATACGATTGAACTAGTAGACTATGCAAGAACGTGGGGAACCAATAGTATTCTAATAGATAGTAATACTAAAAACTATCAAGGCGACCCAGATACATACAAGGTTGAATATAGCACTAATGGTCAAGCATTAAGAGTGGTTTATTCAGGTGCAACCAAAGGTTGGATTCCAACATCAGACGAAGTTTCAGAAGATAATCCTATAGAACAATATAGTGTGGATTATTTAGTCGTTGCTGGTGCTGGT